GCCCCTGAACTAGTATTTTTGAAAGTAACTGTGCCATCTGAAGATCCACCTGAAACTACAAAACCACGAAGTCTTGAACGATTAGTGGTCATGTCACCAGTTGAAGTTACAGAAGCTGTTACAACATCAGAACTTGCCATAGTTAGCTCCTATTATGCAGTTGGTGAGTCAGACGCGATTCCAAAGAATTTTAATGCGATTACTCCACCAGCTCCTGCTGTTCCAGAAATAACTACTTCTACTTCATCAGCTGTTTCAGTAGCAGCAGTTGTAGTACCACCAGACATACCTAAAACTCCGTTGCAAGGGAAGAATCCTTTGAAACCAGTTGAGTTAATAGCTATAGATATTCCATCTACAAAGCCATCAGTATCTGCATCAGTACCAATATCTACTAAGTTTACGTTGTTAGCTGCAGCACTAGTTACAGTGATTGCTACACCCATTGGAATAAAGTTTGATGGTATTCCAATAGAACTTTCTTTGTGGTCAGTTCCAGAAGCAGCAATAGTAATAGAAGTGCTGTAAGTTGAAAGGGTCATTTCATTAGTTAATCCGCCAGTTGTGCTATCTTTGATAATAGTTTTAAAACCATTCTCAGATCTAACTGGACCGTTAAAAGTTGTGTTTGCCATTTTTTACCTCCGTAGTGTTACTGTCTTGGCGAGTCTGCTAGGTCAGTCAGTAACGGATAATTAATCCTAGTTGCCATAGGATAACAATTTTTATGCCAAAAAAAAAGGCATCCGTCGATGCCTTTCTTTTATCCCTTGAGTCAAAAAGTGGGATTAACTTCTTTGAATTAGTCCTAAGATTAAGCTCCTTTAGATCCGTAAACTGCTCTTGGGTTAGAGAAACCAAATGAATATCTTTCTCTAGCCTTGAAACGCATATTACCAGTATCAAAATCACCTTCCATTGCAGTTGACAAAGGAGTTCTTTCAAAATGTTTAAACCCATCAGGGCAATCAGTTTTGATGAAGAACGCGTCTGTATCTGTTAAGAAGTGATTTACAACATAGCCATTAGGTAACATTCCCATGTTTCTAATAGCATTAATATCGTTATCAGCAGTACCAACTCTACCAGGTGTTTGTAACAGTCTATCAGCAACGAACTGTAGATTTGTAGGAACGATTAATTTCATACCTTGAAGAGCCAAGATCATGTCTCGGTCATCTTTAAAGTTAGCAATATCGATCAACGCCGCTTCTAATGAAGTTTCGTTCAAATCAGCATCAGTGCTTGGTTCGTTTGCAAAAGTTCCGCCGCTCGCTAATGGGTGGTCAGTAGCACAAAGCTCCTTTCCATCACCGCCAGTAAAGCTTGAGTTAAAAGCGTTGTTTAATACAGAAGCAGCTTTAACTTGCTTAGTGTGAGCCATACTTCTAGCTAATGCTTTAGTATATCTGGCACCAAGTTTGTCGTACAAATTATCTTCGATAGCTTCTTCAGTCAAAGCAAATGCTAATGCAATTGTTTCGTGAGAGTATCTAGCAGTGTATGACTCCATTGCTGTATCAAAATTTACGCCTTGCCCTTCAGCTTTAGTTGGAGCATTTCCGAAACCTACTAGTAATACTTCTTCTTCAAACGCTCTGTCAGAAGTTTCAGTATCAAAGATTTCAGCGTGCTCGTTTTCGTACCTGTTGTACTCTAAACCGAAAAGGGCGTTTAATCCTGGTTCTAATTCTTTCGCTAATTGTGCTCTAGAAATTGCCATTATTAAACCTCTACGCTAATCCAGCGCTTTTAGCACCCATGACGTGGTTTTGAATAACCACGATTACATTTGTGCCTGCGCTAGCTACGTCGGAATTTTCTGGATCTTGTGAAATGTCAATAGCCTTCAAAGGTAAAGTTGCTGTAGTAGCACCAGTTGAAGTGTCTAATT